TATTTCTTGAATTCATATCCAGTTCTATAGATTTAAAATTTTGTTCAATATAATCAATGACATTATTTTCAAGAGCCCATTTGAAAAAATTCAATTGTCCAATAGTAGTTTGAATACAAGAATCCTCTTTATAGGGAATGTTGATTCTTTCCCATCTACAAAAAGGATCAAATCTTCTCTTTGAATAAGCTTTTAATTTTAATTTATAATCATTGTATACTTTAAATCTTCTTTCTGTTCCTTGTAATTGATAAACCGTATAATTTTTTTTGGCATAATTAGTAGCAAACCAATCAATAATTCTTAAAGATATTACGGATTTTCCATTAATAATATTTAACATTTTATCCATATTATCACCTTCTTTGTAAAATTCTAATAAATTTTGCAATAACAAATCATTCTGAGTGCTGTAATTGGTAGTCATTAATAATAAATATATTTTGTATTTTTTAAATACTTTTACTGATTATCTTTTAATTGCAAATTAGAATTTTGTGGTGTTAAAAAATTTTCTTGTATTTGTAAATCTTCTAAATAGTTATTGGAAAAAAACGGATTTAAATTTTTTTGTGGTATCATTTCTCTCTGATTCATTTTATTAAAATGATTTTCTCTCTTTGATTCCGATTTCATAAATTCATATCCTTCTTGTAATATAGTTTCCATTACTTCTGTTCCAATGGTTTTATGTTTATCTTTCATTACACTTTTTAATCGATTTTCTGTAGAATTAGCTGGACTCCATTTTAAATAACTAATTGATTCATTCATATAGATTAATATTTATTTTTAAAATCCTTTTCTAACTATTTTTATTTCTTTTCCTCTTTTAAATCGTTCACTATCCATATCTCCTCTTTTTACATTACACTCATAACAACAAATAACTACATTATCAAAATTATGCCCCTCTTTATTATTAATTCTATCTAAGGTCCATTGTTTTTTGGCAAATATATCTTTATATATTAATTCACAATTTTCCTTACAATAAAAACATTTTAACTTGCTTTCAACTAGCTTGTCAATTGTTTGGGAGAGAGAAATAAACTTATTTAAATTAATTAGTTTTTTTGTTAAATCTTGATTTTTATATCCACTTATTTTTTTATTAATTTCTCTCTTTAACCACAATTCATCATCTCCTTCTTCTTCTAAATATAATTTATTCACTAACTCAATTTGTTTTTTATTCGTATAAAATGACTCATTTATTTTCCATTTCTGACTTTCTTTTCTCTCTGGGTTTTCTGTTTTATTTATTTTATCTATATTTCTTTTACCAAAAATTTCAATTTGTTTGTTCATTTAATTTTAAATATATAATTTTTTATTTATATTATTTTAAAATAATATAAACTCTACTATTTATATTATATAATGACAGATGAATGTGTTGAATTAAAAAACATTAAATATAAATCTATGCTATTAAACTCTTCCAATGAAGAGGTAGAAGAAACAGTAGAAAATCTCTCTAATTTGGATACATTCTTACAAGAAGAAAAAAATATTAGTTCTAATGAACCATGGATTAAATTAAATAAAACTACGAAATTAATTAAATTCCATGAATTTGTTGAAAAATATAGTATAGAAAATAAATTATCTAATGAAGATAAACAGGATTTATCCAAATTTCTTTCTACTAATTTGGATAGAAAAAGATTTCTTAAAACAAAAGAAGTTAACTACGACAAAGAATCGGGAATTATTATATCTATTCCATCACTATTTTATAATTCTTCTAATAAAAAATTTACTCTTAAACGGTCTGAAAAAAGAGTTTCCACATTAAAATCGTTGGCTCCAAAAAAACCAAAAAATAAAAAAAATATTGATATAAATAATTCCTAATATATTATAATAGTATAAAATGGATATTGAACATATTATTCCTGAGTGTAAAATACAACCTAATTCCAATATTAATAATGATAAAGAGATTCAAATTGTTTCAGAAAAGGATCAAGAGGAAATTGAGATTAATATTTCTCAATTAATAGATGAATTTATTAGTAACAATCCGTTATCATTTAGTTATGAAAATTTTGAGAATCTATTAGAAGAGTTTGTCTATACTAATATGAATCTATTACTTTCCCAAATATTTGTAGACGATTCTGATTATATTGAAGCAATTATTAGAGAAGGATATGATAAAGTAAAAAAATATTATTTTGCCAAAGAATATCCTATTCGTTCTTTTAATTATACATTTATTAGGAAAAGTCCGAACATTAAATTAATAGAGGATAAATTGATGTATATAGAAAATAAACCTCAACCTGACCAACGAACATCCGAATGGTATAAATTCAGACATAATCTTATTACTGCAAGTTCAGCTTGGAAAGCTTTAAAATCAGAATCATATAAAAATCAACTTATTGTAGAAAAATGCAAAGATCTAAATGTAGATAAATTCAATTCAGTTAATACTGAAAGTGCATTCCATCATGGAAATAAATATGAAGATGTTTCGATTATGATTTATGAAAATGAGTACAATACCAAAATAAAAGATTTTGGTTGTATACAGCACGACAAATATAAATTCCTTGGTGCTTCTCCTGATGGAATTAATGTAAAACCTGATAATGAAAGATATGGAAGAATGTTAGAGATTAAAAATCCTGTTTCAAGAACAATAACAGGTATTCCAAAAGAAGATTATTGGATTCAAATGCAATTACAAATGGAAACTTGTGATCTAAATGAATGTGATTTTCTAGAAACAGCTTTTAAAGAATATGAAAATGAAGAAGAGTTTATGAATGATGGAACATTCATTTATTCTGAGAAAGAAGAACTAAAAGGAATTATGATCTATTTTATTAAAGAAGGGAAGCCTTTTTATGAGTATATGCCAATTAAGTATACAAAAGAACAATATGATAAATGGTATGATGATATTATGGAAAAAAATATTCAGTTAACATGGATAAAAAATATATATTGGCGAATGGAAAAATACAGTTGTATATTAGTTTTGAGAAATAAATTTTGGTTTGAAAATGCTATTACAAAAATAGAAGAAGTATGGAATATTATTGAAAAAGAGAGAGTTTCGGGACATGAACATAGAATTTCTAAAAAAAATACCAAGGTAAGATCAAATTCTCTAAATGATGTTTCTTTAAATAAATCTAGTTGTTTAATTAATGTAAATAAGTTACAGAATCAAATTATTTACATAGACACGAATTTTGAAGTTGATATTTCAGATATTTGTGGAAATCTTATAGAGCCTGTGTAGGACATGTTTGAGGATGAGATCCATAAAAATTAACTCTTACTTGCGGAGAAGAAAATGGAATAGGATTGGGCGTTTTTTCTATATTTAAATTCTGCTTTTCATTGTATAACCCGTTGCAAAATTCAGCGGGAGCACATTGCCCATTATCAGGGGTAGCCCAATATCTTACATTATTCGTATATTGTCCATAGGACGCTCCAAATACAGGGTAAGCAGGGTAGTTATCTTCATAAGTATTCATGGATATTCCCATATTGTCTTTAGTTGGATAATCTCCAAATAAGATTGGCTCAGAAACACTTACGGGAAATTGCCCAGGCGTTAAACTAGTAAATCCTTCTTTACATTTATGTATAATTGGAAAACTTATTAAAGCAAATAATAATGCTAAAATTAAAAAAGTCATTTGTTTGTTAATCATTTCTATATAAAATAAAAATATTTTATTTAGTTTTTTATTTTATATAATATTTTAAACAATGATTTAAAATTATATTAATATTACTATAAATACATGATGGAACCAGAAATGAAAGTGCGTAAAAGAGATGGAAAATTAGAAAATATTGCCTTTGATAAAATATTGAAGCGCGTTAAATCTATTGGACATGAATGTAAAATAAAACTTAATTTTACTTCTTTTGTTATTAAAGTTATTGATCAATTATATGACGGTATTTCTACGACACAAATTGATGAATTAACGGCTGAACAATGTGCTTCTCTTAGTATTCATCACCCCGATTATAATACATTAGCTAGTAGAATTATTATTTCTAATTATCATAAAAATACGAATAGTTCCTTTTTTTCAGTTATGGAAAAATTGTATAATTTTCACGATGTACATGGCAAACATTACCCTCTGGTTAGTAAAGACTTCTTTACTATTGTTTCCCAATATTCAACTGATTTTGATAATATGATTCTTCATGAAAGAGATTATTTAATTGATTATTTCGGATTTAAAACTTTAGAAAGAGCATATTTAATGAAATATAATGGTAAACCTATTGAAAGACCACAACACCTTTGGTTAAGAGTTGCCATTGGAATACATGGTAATGATTTAGACAAAGTTAAAACTACATATGATTTGATGTCACAAAAATATTTTACCCACGCTACTCCTACTCTTTTCAATGCTGGCACTCCTAAACCTCAATTAAGTTCTTGTTATTTAATTGCTCTTGAAGAGGATAGTATTACTGGTATTTATAATACTCTTAAAGATTGTGCTCAAATTTCTAAGTATTCTGGTGGTATAGGATTACATATTCATAATATTAGAGCAGCTGGTAGTCATATAAGAGGTACTAATGGTAATACAGATGGGCTTATTCCTATGCTGAGAGTTTATAATGCTACTGCTAGATATGTAAATCAAGGTGGAAAAAGAAACGGAAGTTTTGCTATCTATTTAGAGCCTTGGCATGCGGATATAGAAAATTTCTTAGAAATGAGAAAAAACCATGGGGACGAAGAAATGAAAGCAAGAGACCTTTTTTATGCATTATGGGTATCAGATTTATTTATGGAAAGAGTTGAATCTAATGGAAAATGGACTCTTATGTGTCCTGATGAATGTCCTGGATTATCGGATGTGTATGGAGATAAATTTAAAGAATTGTATTGTAAATATGAATCTGAAAGTAAAGGCAAAAAAACGATTAATGCGAGAGACTTGTGGTTTCAAATTTTAGATAGTCAAATGGAAACTGGAACACCCTACTTATTATTTAAAGATGCCGCTAATATGAAATCTAACCAGCAAAATTTAGGCACAATCAAGTCTTCAAACCTGTGCACCGAAATTTTAGAATATAGCGATTCCAAAGAAACAGCAGTATGTAACTTAGCTAGCATTGCTTTATCTATGTTTGTTAATAATGATAA